ACCGTGGCAAGAGCCCGACCGAGTTGGCGCAACGCTGGGAGAAGGAGCTTCAGGCTGCGAAGAAGGAACTGACGAAGTTCCACACGACGGGGCGCAAGCTCGTGCAGCGGTATCTCGATGAGCGGGAATCTGCGGCCTTCGACCAGTCGGACAGCAAGTTCAACCTGTTCTGGTCCAACATCGAGGTGTTGAAGAGCAGCCTGTACGCCAAGCCGCCCAACGTGGACGTGAGCAACACCCACAAGGACAGCGAGGACGACGTCAGCCGCGTGGCGGCCAACATCCTGCAGCGGCTGCTGAACAACGACTGCGAGGACGACGACGAGTCCACCTACCCGGACATCACACGTCAGGCGGTGAGCGACTACCTGATCGTCGGCCTGGGGCAGGTCTGGTACAGGTACGAGGTCGAGACCGAGGAGAGCGAGGTCCCGGCCACCACCGACCCGCAGACCGGGCAGGTGCTGTCCGAGGCGGTGCCGTACGAGGCGATCACGTCCGAGGACGCGCCGGCAGACTACATCTACTGGGAGGACTTCTGGTGGAGCCCGGCCAGGGTCTGGCAGGACGTGCGCTGGGTGGCGCGGCGGGTCTACATGAACCGCGAGGAGCTGATCGCCCGGTTTGGCGACGCCATCGGCAAGGACATCCCGGTCAGCAAGCAGCGCAGCAAGGGAGACGCCCTGGGGCAGATCAACGACCCCTGGGAGAAAGCCGGAGTCTTCGAGATCTGGGACAAGACCACCGAATGCGCCTACTGGCACGTCCTGGGCTACAACGTGATCTGCGACTACAAGGAGGACCCGCTCAAGCTCAAGGGCTTCTTCCCCTGCCCGCAGCCGCTGATCGCCAACCTGACCACCTCCAAGGTGATGCCGCGCGGCGACTATCTCCTGGCGCAGGACCAGTACCAGCAGATCGATGAACTGACCACCCGCATCAAGTACCTGACCCGGGCTTGCAAGGTGGTCGGTGCCTACGACAAGAACAGCACCGCCATCGGCCGCATCTTCCAGGAGGGGATGGAGAACCAGATGATCCCGGTGGACAACTGGGCGGCGTTCGCCGAGAAGGGCGGGCTGAAGGGTCAGATGGACTGGGTGCCGCTGGAGGTCATCGCCCTGGTGATCGAGAAGCTCACCGTGCAGCGCGACACCATCAAGCAGGCTCTGTACGAGGTCCTGGGCATCGGCGACATCATGCGCGGCATGACCAACCCGGACGAGACCCTCGGGGCGCAGCAGTTGAAGGCTCAGTTCGGCGGCAACCGGCTGCAGTTCAAGCAGCAGCAGATTGGAGCTTGGGTCGCTGGCGGCCAGCGCATCCGGGCGCAGATCATCTGCGACCGCTTCCAGCCGCAGACGATCATCGACCGCTCCAACATCATGCACAGCCCCGACGCTGCCGGCGCGCAGGCGGCCGTGGCGTTCCTGAAGCAGGGCGGGGACAGCAAGTTCTACCGGATCAGCGTGGAGAGCGAGACGATGGCGATGGTGGACTGGGCGCAGGAGCGCGACAGCCGCACCCAGTTCATGCAGGCCGTGGGCACCTTCGTCCAGTCGGTCACGCCGCTCATCCAGTCCAGCCCCGAGGCAGCCCCGGTCGTCATGCAGTTGATGAAGTGGGGCTTGGGCGGCTTCAGGATCAGCAAGGAGATCCAGACGGTGCTGGATCAGGCGGTCGCGGCCGCGTCCCAGCCGCCGAAGCCGCCGACGCCGACTCCGGCGCAGCAGGTCGAGATGGACAAGACCAAGTCGGAATCGATCAAGAACAAGACCCAGGCAGTGGAGAACCTCGCCAAGGCGGCGACTCACCACCATTCCATCCTGATGAACCAGCAGGCTGGCAGCATCATGGGTCCAGGCGGACCTCCGCAAGGGGGTGGCCCGCCGCCTGGGGCTGGCGGGCCGCCTCCGCAAGGCGGGCCGCCGCCGCAAGGTCCACCTCCCGGGGCCGGCGGGCCGCCCCCAGGCATGCCCATCCAGTAGGAGAACGTCATGAGCAAGAAGCAAGTCGAGCAGCAGGCCAGGGAAGACTACGTCGAGGAGGACAAGGCCGACCTGGAAGCCCAGGCGAAGCTGCAGCAGCAGTACATCGCCGAAGCCCTCGCCGAGTCGAAGCCTGAGTCCACCTTCGTCGGCGTCCCCATCGCCGACGTCGAGATGCCAGCCCGGTTCACCAACGGCGGCGCGACCGCCGAGGAGCGCGACGCCTGGATCAAGGAACACGGCTATGTCAGCCCTGCTTGATGCGCTGCGCGACCCCACGTTCCGGCGGGACGTGGGCCAGGGCACGACCGACGCCCTGAATCGCGGCCTTGTAGCCCAGACGCTGGGTGCGCCCGTGGACATGGGCAACACCCTGCTCAACCTGGGCAAGGCCGGCTACGGCTACGCCGGGCACAAGCTCGGGCTGCTCAAGACCGAGGACATGCCCCAGCTTGACGAGAAGCCCGCCGGGGGCAGCGAGTGGTTCGGCGACCTGATGCAGAAGCACGGCATGGTGAGCGGCAACCGCAACCCGGTCGCCGAGACGATAGCCGGCGGCGTGCTGGCCCCGCTCGTGGGCGCGGAGATGCCCAAGCTCGGAGCCGCAGCCTTTAAAGCCGAAGAAAACCTCGCCTCGCCGCGCGACATGAGCCCCTGGGGCCGGCAGCGTGGCGCGGTGTCGTCGGCCGGGCTGTCCGAGATGCCGATGCCGTCGGACACCAGCAAGGCCGCCGCCGCCGCGTCCAAGGCGACGACGATGGCGTCCGGCCGGGCGCGGCTGCTGCGCGAGGGGCTCGACCCCGAGAACGCGACGGCTGCGGCCGTGGCGTCCGCCGGCCGGCCGAAGGGCATCGCCACGGTGCAGGACCCGCAGCGGGTGGCCTATCCGGGCGTCTATGACAACCCCAGGGATCTCGTGGCGCGTGCCAAGGTCGCGCCCGAGGACCCGGCGATGAAGCAGCTTTTCGGCGTGGACCGGGGCGATCTGCTCGGGATCTCCGAGGGCGGCTCCCGCCAGGGCACCACGGCCGAGCGGCCCTACTTCGCCAGCGAGCGCGGCAAGCCCAACGAGGCCGCCCTGGCGGTGTCCAACCCGCGCAACATCCAGCGGCTGCAGGACATCACCCACGAGGCACTGCAGCGGCCCGATCTGGCGCAGGGGATGCTGCCGTGGTACGTGATGGACCCGATGTACCAGCACTACGTGCGCCTGTGGGGTCCCGAGCGTGCAGCCCAGGAGTACAACCGGTTCAACAACTTCACCGGCATGTCCAGCCCCAGCAGCGAGGTCCTGACCGAGCTTCGGCGCGGCACTGCGGCGAACCGGCTGGAGGGCGAGGGCCGCTGGAACGACTTCGTCAAGTACGGTGGGATGGACTACCCGCAGCGTGTGAAGCTGCTGGCTCAAGGGCAGTTCCCCCAGGACATGATGCACATTCCAGGGCACATGAACCACATGACGGCGCACGTCAAGCCGATGCAGACCATGATCGAGAACAACATGACGCCCGACATGGGGAGCGCGAAAGTCCCAAGCTACATCACCGCCAGCGGCGTCCCGGAGACGGGGTTCCAGACCGCGCACCCGATTGGCGACGCCCACTTCTCGCGCATCGTCGGCCTGCCCGATACCCGCAACTGGAAGACCACCAAGGGCGTGCTGGACGTGCCCCGCGCCAGTGCCACCATTCCCGAGATGAAGATCGTGGGCGACATGTTCCGCGAGCGGGTGGCCGAGCCGATGGGCGTGAGCGGCGTCGGCGGCCAGGGTCTGGTCTGGGGCGCGGGCTCGCACGCCACGGGCGTCAGTTCGCCCATCGGCGCACCCAAGCTGGAGATGATCTCGCAGTTGATCATGCGCACGGCCAAGCGGCTGGGCGTGAGCCCGGAACAGGCACGCGACATGGTGATCATGCGCAAGGCCGACCTGGGACGCGCCACCCCCGAGGCGATGGGGCTCGCAGGTGCCGGGGCTGCCGGAGCCGGAGCCCTGGTGAACGCTCTTCGCGACGACTCAGGAGGACCCTGACATGCCCTCATCGACCCCCAAGCAAGCCCGGTTCATGGCGGCCGTTGCTCACGGCTGGAAGCCCGACAAGGTCAAGGCACCGCCGACCGAGGTGGCCGAGGAGTTCAACGAGGCGGACACCGGCAAACCCGTGAAGAAGCGCAGCCCGCACCAGACGGCGGCCATCGTGCGCAACCTGCGCGGAGGGACGTGATGCCCACCTACGCCTTTCGCTGCGGCCAGTGCGCGAGGACCCTGGAGGTCTTTCGCACCATCGGCGAACACGTCGCCAACCCCCGCCCGCTGGTGTGCTGCGGCGAGGCCGCCGACCGCTACTTCCCGCCGACCGGCGGCAACGCCCTGGACAACGTCCTGGCGGGGGACCGGCAGTACGAGGGCATGGTCGCAACCGACGGCACCGACATCGGCAGCCGCACCAAGCACCGGGCGTACATGCGCCAGCACGGGCTGACCACGGTGGATGACTTCAAGGAAACCTGGAAGAAGGCCGAGCAGGAGCGGGTCGCCTACCGCACCGGCAAGGCCGGAGGAGCCGTCTCCAGGGACGATCTTGCCCGCGAGTGGCAGCGTCGGTACGGCTGACCCGTTTGGCAATTTCGTTACGGTTAACTACAAGGAGAACCCTCAATGGCCCTCGACAACGAGCCTGAACTGTCCCCGTCCGAAGACCTCCGCGCCACCATCGAGAGTGCCATCGACGGCGGCGAGCCCGCCTCGACCCCGCCCGCAGCGGAGCCGCCCTCGACCCCGGCTGCGGAGCCGCCCAAGGAGCCCGTCCAGGCCAGGGAAGGCCGCGACGGGCTCGGCCGGTTCGTGGCGAAGAAGCCGTCAGAGGCTCCAGGAGCCCCTGAAGGTGCGCCAAGCACCCCTACCCTTGCCAAGCAGCCGATCGCCTCGCCTGCGCCCGCCACGCCAGCCCAGCCGGCAGTTGCGGCACCCCAGTCCTGGTCGCCGACGGCCAGGGAGCATTGGAAGACCGTCCCGCCGGCCATCCAGCAGGAGGTGGTCCGGCGCGAGCAGGAGATGGCCCGGTTCGTCAACGACGTCGCCCCGGCCCGGCAGCTTGGAGAGCGGTTCTACCAAGCGATCCAGCCCTACATGGCGACCATCCAGCAGGAGGGCGTGGACCCGCTGACGGCCGTCACCAACCTGATGAACGTCACCCGCACGCTGCGCTCGGGCACGTCCTACGAGAAAGCGCAGACGGTGGCTTCGATAATCAAGGTCTACGGGGTGGACATCCAGACCCTGGACGCGGCCATCGTCGGCCAGCCGATGCCCCAGCAGCAGCAGGGACCGGACATCAATGCTGCGGTGCAGCAGGCACTTGCGCCCCTGTATCAGGCCGCCCAGGCGCGGCAGCAGCAGACGATCCATCAGGCCGAGGGCGAAGCCCGCTCGGAGCTTGAGGTGTTCGCCGACGACCCGGCGCACGAGTTCTTCCAGGATCTGCGCGGCGAGATGGCCGACATCATCGAGGTGGCAGAACGCCAGGGCAGGCAGATGTCCCTGGCCCAGGCTTACGAGCGGGCAGCCATGTTGCACCCCGAGGTGTCCAAGGTTATGCTCGCAAGGCAGCAGGGTAGCAACGCCCGGCAATTGACCCAGAACGCCCAGCGGGCACGTTCCGCAGCGGTATCGGTCAAGGGCGCGGCACCTGTTGGCAACCCGGTCGCGAGCGAACCGACGTCGATACGCGACAGTATCGAGGCGGCCATCGCAGCGCACTCGGGATACTGAGGTCCGTAGAACCGGGCCGGGGGAAGTAGGACCGTCAGGCCACCGACACCCCCAGGCCGACGGCCATCGAACGACTTCGGATGAACGGCGGGGCTTTAAAGCCCCAGGCATAACTTCATTCGGAGAAAACGATGACCTTCCCAAACGTCTCGGACATCGTCACCACGACGATCCAGTCGCGCACCCGCAAGATCGCGGACAACGTGACCAAGAACAATGCCCTGTACATGCGCCTGGACGAGCGGGGCAATCGCAAGCCGTTCTCGGGCGGCAATGTGATCTACCAGGAACTGTCCTTCGCGCAGAACGCGAACGGCGGGTGGTACTCGGGCTACGACCTCCTGCCGGTCGCTGCCTCTGACGTCCTGTCTGCGGCCGAGTTCACCATCAAGCAGCTTGCCTGCCCGGTGACGATGTCCGGCCTGGAGGAGATCCAGAACGCCGGCAAGGAGCAGATGATCGACCTGCTGGAGGGTCGCATCACCGTGGCCGAGTCAACGATGGCGAACCTGATGGCCGAAGGCATCTACAGCCTGGGGACCACGTTCGCGGGCAAGAGCCTGACCGGCCTGGGCGCGGCAGTTCCCGTGGACCCGACGACCGGCACCTATGGCGGCATCGACCGCAACTCGTGGCCGTTCTGGCAGTCCAAGGTCGTGCCTGCCGGCGTCGCGCTGACGTCGTCCACGATCCAGGGTGCGATGAACGGCCTGTGGGCGAGCCTCGTGCGCGGCACCGACCGTCCCGACCTGATCGCCTGCGACAACGTCATGTGGAACCTGTACATGGCGTCGCTCCAGGCGCAGCAGCGGTTCACGTCGCCTGCAGTGGGCAACCTGGGGTTCCCGTCGCTGAAGTTCATGGACGCCGACGTGGTCCTGGACGGCGGCATCGGTGGCTTCTGCACCGCCAAGACCATGTTCATGTTGAACACGAAGTTCATCTTCCTGCGGCCGCACTCGGCGCGGGACATGGTGCCGCTGAACCCCAACAAGCGGTACGCCGTCAACCAGGACGCTGAAGTCAGCATCCTGGCCTGGGCGGGCAACCTGACTTGTTCGGGCTCCCAGTTCCAGGGTCGGCTGATCTCGGCTTAAACGCCTCCTTGACACCGGGGCTACGGCCCCGGCTTTTTTACCAGGAGTACACCATGCCCGCAGGACTTCCAGGCGACACCGCAGTCAACAACCTCGCCAACCCGAATGCCGGGCGTGCGGTCATCTTCGATCTGCTGTCCGGCCCGAAGGGCTCGCCCCTCGACCGCGACGTGCAAGTGCCGTACAACGGCAACCCCTATGGCTCGGGCTTCAGCGCGAGCGGCGAAGCCTCGACGGGTGGGCTGTCCAACGGGATCGGTTTCGGCTCGCCGCCAATCATCGGCTTGACGGCTCCGACCAGCATCGTAGCCGCAGGCTTTAACGACGACTACATCCCAGGCGTGACCAAGCCCGACGGCACGGCTGGCGACTCGACCATCATGTACATCGGCGGGGGCAAGTCGAATTCCCTCGGTGTCCCGGTGCCCTACACCACGGGCTTCGGGATCGGCATGGCCGGCAACGTGGGCAGCCGCGACGCCGGTGCCGGCCCGGCGTACACGGGCTTCTCGACCAAGATGGTCACGGCAACCGGCGCGGTCGCCAACGGTTCAGCAGTCGAGACGGGCTTCACCAACCGCTCGGGCGTCGCCCTGGCGACGGGTCAGTCGGTCTTCGGGTCCAGCACCGCTGCCAGTGCCGTCCCGGCATAAGGGGGTGTCATGGCCGCCGACACCTACGCGGACATCTACGAAAAGCCTGGGGTTCCTTATAGCCTGACGGCCGACATCTACAGCAGCACCGCTATCGGCGGTGCCACGCCGACTGTCGAGACGGCCAGTGTCGTCAATCCGGCTATAGGGGGCGCAACACCTCCGGTCTTGTTCACGCCAGGGGACTTGTACGTCGGCGGGTTCAACGGCAGTTACTACGATCTGAGCAATGGGGCCACGTTGTTCAGCGACACGGCCAGGACGACGCCGGCCGTGGTCGGCGGTCCCGTGCGAGGCATCAGCGATCTGGCCCCTGCCAACAACCCCTTGACCACGTCAACGACAACATTCGTGCGTCGGGTGAATGGTGTCGAGGGGCCACCGGGGGTTGCTAGTTTCGTGGGCTTTGTCAACACCGCAATACCCGAAGGGAGTGCTGCAGGCTGGACTTCGGCAGTAGCAGTCAAGCCTGGGAACCCACTAAATGCTTTCCAGTGGATGGACATGGACAGTCCAACCTTGCGACTTGCCCAGAACATCTTCACCGATGGCAATGTGGATTCATTCGGATGGGTCCCAGGCAGCACCCTTCGGAATGCTCATCTTGCTGGCGGTGTTGTTGCTGGAGTGCCAATAGTGATTGTTGCTGTCTGCACGCCGACATCACTCACGCTGCGCGTGAACAAGGTGCAGGTCGCTCAGGCTACCTGGGCAAGTTCGGTGCCGGTTAATGGGGCGACTCCGATGTCCTTGTTCGCGGGCTACGAGGGCTTGGCTACGCCCAACAACCGGCCATGCGGCAACAGCAGCCAGATGATGGCTGCCGTGTTCGTCGGCAAGCCCTGCAGCCCCGCCGAGATTGACAACCTTGAGAACTGGCTGACCACGAGGGCTGTCTGATGCTCACCGCAGGCGTCCTCAAGTTCGATGCCGAAGGCCGGATCATCCTGTCGGCGGACCTCCCGATTGCGTTCAACGGGGGCACCCCCATCGCAGCCGACGGCGGCCTGTCCACCGCTGCCGGCATCACGCCCGAGATCTTTCTGGCGGCCATCGGCTACCTGGAAGCAGGCTCGATCACCGACAGCACCAACCCCCTGGTGCCGGCTACCGGGCCGATCACCGACGAGACCGGCGCGATCCGCATCAGCAACGATCTGCCCCACCACTGGTATGCCGGGTTGCCGCTGACGGCAGGAGGTTTCCTGGCGGTGAGCGGTGGCAGTCCGCCACCTGTGGACCTGGGCGCATACGACCACGGGTTCGACGCCTCATTCGACATTGGAGATTGACATGGCCCGCAAGACAATGCTCGCGCTGATCGCCCAGGCCGACGCCACGATCCCCGACAACACCGCGCAGGAGATCAGCGCGGCCGACGTGCGGCAACTGATCAAGGACGTGATCGACTCGTTCGCTCCGGGCTACGGCATCCTGAGTGCGGCCACCACGACGCTGATCGCCCTGGGGACGACGGTCCAGACGGTCCACTACACCGCCATCCTGTCGCTGACGCCGGAGTACACCGCGATCCCTGCAGCCGGCTCGGTCACGAGGTTGGCGCAGGGGCTGCCGACGACGGTCAACCGCCTGAGCTTCTACTGCGACGTGAACGCGCCTGCGGGCAACGAGGTGGCGTTCACCCTGGCACGCAATGGCGCAGACATCCCTGGCGGCACGACCGTCACGGGACAGGGCGGCGGCAACCTCGCCAATGCCTCGTTCAGCGTCGGGACCACGAGCCCCGACGGTGCCGACTACACCTACACGATCCACGCCAAGAAGCTGACCGGCGCAGCGGCCGACGTCATCCTGACCAACGTCCGGTTCATTGTCGAATCGGTGCCTACGCTGGGCATCTGACGGCTTACCGGGGATGGGCCGTCCGCGTTACCCCAACATCCCCCATACAAGGAGAATCCAAATGTCACTCGATGCGCAAGGGGTTGATGCCCTGCAGAACAGCACCCCGACCGACTGGTCGAAGTTCAACGGGAGCATCGCTCCAACCGACTACCAGAAGGGACCTTGGCAGGGTGACGACAAGCTCCACGTCCGCTTCTTCAAGCTCGCCCGCATCGACGTGCTGGCGTCCCAGGCGGCGAACCGTCCGGTCTTTAAAGACATGGACTACGTCGAGGTGATGATCCCTGGCGACAAGAACAACATCGTGGTCGAGCCCGTCTGGCAGCAGTACAAGGACCGCTTCCCGCAGAAGTGGGCTCAGTACCTCGCGGGCGAGGAGCAGACCGCCAGCGGCACGCCGCTCAAGGTCGCGCCGTTCCTGACGCCCGCCCTGGTCGAGAACCTGAAGTTCCTGAAGATCGTGACCGTTGAGCAGCTTGCGAGCTTGCCCGACACCGCGATGAACTTCATGGGAGCCCAGGAGTACAAGCAGGCCGCGATCCGCTACCTGAACGTCACCTCCAGCAACGAGTCTCTCCTGGCGCAGATCCAGGCACTGCAGGCACAGGTCGCTGCGCTGGGGGCCACGGAGCCGGAGCGGCAGTCACCCCGCCCCAGCAACGACCCGGCGAAGAACCAGCAGCAGCAGCCCCGCCGCAATTAAGCCCAAGGGAGCATCGTGACTACCTACTCCATGACCAACTTCAGCACCTTCCAGGTGCTGATGCAGCAGGTATGCGGGATGCTCAACCTGCCGATCCCGACCGACCCGGTCGGGTCGTCGGACCCCAACATGATCCTGATGCGCACGGTGGCGAACGTCTCCAGCCTGGAGATGCTCAATGCCTACGAGTGGAGCCAACTCACCAAGGAAGGCACGATCAACGTCAACACGGCGGTGCCGCCCATTCCCGGCGAATCGAACACCGTCGCCTTCGACCTGCCCGGCGACTTCTACCGCTTCATCGACCAGACCCAGTGGAACTCGGGCATGCGCTTCCCTGCGGTCGGCCCGGTCGCGCCCCAGGGCTGGATGACCTATCGGGTCTTCCCGATCTCGGCCAACTTCACGCTGACGTGGCAGATGCGCCAGCGGCAGCTTTGGTTCCTGAACCCCCCGCCGCCGCCAGGGCAGGACTTCAAGTTCATGTACCTGTCCCAGGCCCTGGTGCAGGACGCGGACGATCCCAACCTGTACAAGAACATCGCCACCAAGGCAGGCGATGTGTTCCAGCTTGATGGCGTCCTGATGACGCTGCTGACGCGGATGAAGTGGCTTGAGGCTCGGGGCTTCGACTCGTCGGCTGCGGTGCGCGACTTCCTGCTGGCCTACGACTCGCGCATCGGCGCGGAGAAGGGGGCCAACATCCTGAACATGGCCGGCGGCCGGCACGACTACCCGTACATCGGGATCGGCAACCTGCCCGAGGCTTCGCTCTACGGCATGCGGCAAAACTAATTCCCAGTAACGAAATGGCAACGCTACCTCCAGGCTGGGTGATAACTCCGACGGTCGAAATGGTCCCCAATCCCAACAAGGTGGGGCCGGCGTCGGGCGACTTCTTCAGCCGCCAGACCTACATCTGCACCGACGCCCACGGCAACTACGTCTGCTCGTCTGGAGCCCAGGAGGACTGTGAAGCCCAGGCGCAGTCGATGGCGCAGCAACGCACTCAACAACGGCCCTACTACCAATGAGCCTTGTCCCCTACAACGGCCCCCGCCGCACGACGCCCCGCCGGTCGAGCGCGACCCAGAACCATCAGGCGTTCCCTTTCGGTGCGCCGCTGAAGGGGATCGATGTCACCCAGCCGCTGCCTGGGGGCGATCCGCAGACCGCCATCCGGCTGGAGAATCTCATCCCCCGCGTCCTGGGGTGCCAGATGCGCAGGGGCTTCCTGCGCTGGGTCAGCAACCTCTCGGGCGAGGTCCGCACGCTGCTGAAGTACCAGTCGCCGCTGGGGGTCAACAAGCTCTTCGCCGCCACCGCTGCCGGCGACCTCTACGACGTGACCACCTCGCACCCGTCGAGCTTCGTCCCGACTCCGGTGCTGAACGTGCCGACCGGCACGCCCGTGGGCGACTGGGTGTCGCTCAACTTCGCTACCAATGCCGGCGTCCACGTCATGCTGATGGTGAGCCCTGGGGCGGGCTACTGGATTTACGACGGCACGACGTTCACCCACATCACGCTCGGGGCCGGAGCCAACCAGATCGCCGGCATCGACCCTGCGCTCTTCAGCTTCGTCACGGTCTTTAAAGATCGGGTCTGGTTCATCGAGAAGGACACCACCAGGGCGTGGTACTTGCCGTTCGGGCAGTACGCTGGTGCGGCCACGCCCTTCGACTTCGGCTCGATGCTGCCCAATGGCGGCAGCCTGCAGGCACTGATCAACTGGACCTACGACGGGTCGAGCGGCGTAGGCGTCAACAACCAGTTGATCATCATCGCCAACCAGGGCGACGTCCTGGTCTACGGTGGCGACGATCCCGACGTGGCCGGGCAGTTCCAGGTGATCGGTCGCTGGTTCATCGGCCGCATCCCGACCGGCAACCGTTTCTTCTCCAACTACCAGCAGGACGTATCGATCCTGTCCGAGCGCGGCATGTGCTTCATGTCCGAGCTTATGCGCGGCGACGGCCTGTGGCAGAACCCGCAGATCGCGTCGAACATCAACTCTGCCCTGGCGGTCGAGATCGCCGGCTCGCTCGACGTGCGCTGGTGGGAGATCTGCTTCCTGCCGCACGAGCAGTTGCTGATGATCAACCGTGCCGAGATCAACATCGAGAACCTGCAGTGGGTCTACGAGGTCAACAACAAGGCGTTCGCCATCCTGCGTGGCTACCCGATGCTGACCGTCATCAGCTTCAACGGCAAGACGTTCTCGGGCGATCTTGCCGGCAACATCTGGCTGTGCTTCGAGGGCGGCACCGACGGGCAGGTCGATGCCGTTCCTGGTGCCGACCTCCAGGGCGTGGTCGTCACCGCCTTCCAGCCGCTGGGCGAGGCGATCCGGGTCAAGCGGTTCCTGATGGTGCGGCCGAGCTTCATCTCCGACTCGGCCCCAGGCGTCCAGGCCGGGATCAACAGCGAGTGGAACCTGGAGATCGGCGGACCCGTGCCGGCTTACCTGGGCGCGGGCTCGGGTGCCTGGGACGTCGGCTTGTGGGACTACGCCGTCTGGTCCGGCTCGGGGCAGAACTTCGAGGCGTGGACGGGGGCGGCCGGCACAGGCCGCTACGGTGCCCTGGCGATGAAGGTGCGCGCCTCGGCAGACACCCTCTTCGTCGGCTGGCAGGCTCTCGTGGAACCTGGAGGTGTACTGTGATCGCCACCAAGCCCCAGACGCCGCTTGCCATCTGGCTGTGCGAGCGCATCGGCTACACGCCGACGCCGCACTTCTTCTGCATCGGCTCGGTGTCCGACCTCGACCCCAACATCCTGCGCGGCGTGGTCGGCTACGACAACTTCAACGGCGCAAGCTGCATCATGCACATGGCCGGCGAGCCCGGCTGGATCGACAAGCGGATGCTGCACGCCTGCTTCGACTACCCGTTCAACGTGATGGGCTGCGATCAGGTCCTGGCACTCGTGCCGAGTGACAATGCCGTGGCCCTGGACATCGACAAACGCCTGGGCTTCTCCGTCGTTGTCGAGCTTGAAGGTGCGCACCCGGATGGCTCCCTTGTCCTGATGCGGATGCGCCGCAACGAATGCAAGTGGCTCTCGCCACGGAGGACCCACTGATGGGCAAGAAATCGCAGCCGCCGCCGCCCGACTACACCGCAGCAGCCGAGAAGACTGCGGCGTCGAACCAGCAGGCGCAGACCGCCGCCGACTGGGCGAACCGTCCGACCCAGGTCACGCCCTGGGGGACGCAGTCCTGGTCGTCGCAGCAGCAGGTAGACCCTGCGACCGGGCAGAAGGTGACGGCCTGGACGCAGAACACGTCGCTGGACCCGAAGCTCCAGGCCGCGCTGGACGCGCAGCAGAACGTGGACATGAGCAAGAGCCAGTTGGCTCAGGCTCAGATCGGCCGGGCTGGCGAGGCGATGGCGCAGCCGTTCGACTGGCAGAACCTCGCCGCCAAGGGTGGCTCGGTCCAGGCCGGCAACCTCGACCCGAATGCCTTCCAGACCCAGGGCGCGGGCCAGGGGATCATGTCGGGCTTCAACAACGCCGGCCCGGTGCCGGATGCTGGCGGCGACATGGGGCGGCAGCGCACCGAGCAGGCGTTGATGGCGCGCATGGCCCCGCAGAACGCGCAGCAGCAGTCGCAACTGGAGGGCAAGCTGCAGAACATGGGACTGACCCGTGGCAGCGAGGCGTGGAACCGCGAGATGCAGCGCATGGGCGACACCCAGTCGCGGCAGGCATTCGACGCCATGCAGACCGCCGGCCAGGAGCAGCAGCGCAACTTCGAGATGGGGATGCAGGGCCAGGGGCAGCAGTTCAACCAGAACCTGCAAGGGGCGCAGTTCGCCAACCAAGCGCAAGCCCAGGGCTTCGGGCAGAACCTCGCCGCCAACCAACAGAACTTCGGGATGATGGCCGGCGCGGGGCAGCAGAACTTCAACCAAGCACTGCAGTCCAGCCAGTACCAGAACCAGTTGCGCCAGCAGGACATCGCCGAGCAGACCCAGAAGCGGCAGATGCCGCTCAACGAGATGAACGCCCTGCTCACCGGAGCCCAGGTCAACATGCCCACCATGCCCGGCTTCACGCCCTCGCAGTCCGCTGGCGGCGTGAACTACTCCGGCGCGGCCGGGCAGCAGTACAACGCCCAGATGGACGCGAGCAATGCTGCAGCGCAGAGCCAGCAGGGGATGATGTCGGGCATTGCCGGCATTGCCGGCGCAGCGGCGATGGCATTCTGATGAACGTCCTGCAATTCTCCGGGGGCATCGACTCGCTCGCCTGCCTGCTGCTGCTGGCAAACGAGCCTGGGCTCGTGGTGGTCACGGTGCAAACCGACGGAAGCTACGAGGGCACCACCACCTACCTGGACTTCCTGGAGCAGCGGTTCAGCCATCTGCGCTTCGCCCGCGTCCTCTCGCATCGGCACATTGCCGACTTCGGCCGTCCGGTGGACGTGGTGCCCCTGCGCTACACCGCCTACGGGCAACTGTCCACGGGCGGCGACGACGTCCGCTACCAGGACTACTTCTCGTGCTGCAACCGGGCCATCTGGGGGCCGCTGGACAAGATCAGCCGCGAGCTTCACCCCGAGACGATCTACCGGGGGCAGCGCGACACCGACCGCCAGCGCGCACCCATCAGGGATGGCTTTAAAGACGGCTCCGGGGTGACAATCCGTTTTCCCATCGCCTCGTGGACCCGGGACGACGTGGTCAGCTACGTCATGCAGCAGGCACCCGACCTGATGCCCCCGGGCTACGAGCGGGGCGAGAGGACGTCCAGGGACTGCTGGGACTGCACGGCGTACCTGGAAGACAACCGGCAGCGGATCGCCAACCTGCCCGAGCAGAAGCACCAGTTCGTGATGAAGCTACTGAACCGCTGGCGCGACGACGTCGCCGAAGGCATGGGAGATTGAAATGGACATGACCAACCAAGCGAACAACGACGCCCTGATGCAGTACCTGACGGCGCAGGGTGCCAACGAAGGCCAGCAGCAGAACATCATGCGCCAGCAGGCACTGGTCAACCAGTTGCGGCAGAACGCCGCGACGCCGCAGATGCGCGGCGGCGGCGGCCGCGTCCAGACGGCGGCGCACCCGCTGGAGTTCCTGTCCAGCGTGCTGGGCCAGGGGATGGCGGCCAAGGGTCAGGCCGACGTCAACACCCAGGCCGACAACCTGCAGGGCCAGCAGCGCAGCGACCTCGCCAACATGATCGAGCAGCAGCGGCAGGCCAAGGCGTACGCCGCCCTGGGCAAGGACCCGCAAGGCAACCCGATGGGCGGCGGCGGCTCCGGCTTCCAGATGCCCCCGAGCGACCCGATGGCGTATGCCGGCGGGATGTAGGAGCCTTCCATGTCCGCCTACGACGACGCTATCGAGGCGATCCTGGGCGGCCTGCCTGCCCCGGACTACTCGACCCAGGCCAGGACGGCCGCCTTGCGGCAGCAGCCTATGGCCCCGCCGGGCGGCGCGCTGCCGCCAGGAGGGGGCGCAGGGGCTCCCCAGATGTCCCCGCCCAGGGTCGGCGGTGCCTCGGACTCCTGGGGCGATCCGGTCAAGACCGGCGTCACGGGCTCCTGGGGAGATCCCATTCCTACCCCGCCGGCTGCCGCAATGGCACCGCCAAGCCCTCAAACGCCGCCGCCTGGGGGTCTACCCCCAGGATGGTCGCAAGGCTCTCCTGGAGGCTCTGCTGGCTCCGGCGGCCTGCCCATGTCGGTGCGTGCGTCGGCCACGACCCGGCCGCCGGGCATGCCGCCCTTCCAGGCCGGGCCGGGCTCGATCCCGACCCAGCCGGGGCCGGCAGCCTCGCCCGTGTACGACTCCCTGGAATCCGACCGCACCCGGCTGATGGCCGAGCGCGAGCGGGCTTTAAAGATGCAGGAGGAAGCTCTCAAGCCGGCGGACATGAGCAAGATGGAGAAGTTTGCCCAGCAGCGTGGCGAGGCCGGCAACCAGGGACTGGTGATGGCACTGCTGGCGCGGCAGGCCGGGAAGAACTTCGACCCGCTGCAGCAGCACTTCATGCAGCAGTCGGCGGCCGCGCACGAGCCCATGAAGATGACCGGGGGCACGCTCACCGACCAGGGTTTCGTGGAGGACCCGGCCTACGCCCAGAACCTCGCCTACCAGCGCGCCGACGCCCGGCTCAAGGCTCTGGACACCGCGCTACAGGGCAACCTGACCCTGCAGTCGCGGGCCGACCTGGAGCGGCAGCGCGAGATCGCGGCGAAGGAGCGCACCGACGCCCAGATCGAGGGCCGCTACGAGACCCGGCAACTGGCGGCGGCCATTGCCGGCGGCGGTGCCAATGCCGGCGTCAACACGCTGGTCGGCACCGACCCCGACACCGGAGCCCAGGTCTTCCACAACAACCGGACGAACGCCAGGACGACCTACGACCAGCGCGGCAACCTCGTGCCCTACCAGAAGCCCGAGGTGGTCGCCACTGGGCAGAAGAGCGGCAAGGGCACGACGGACCCGCAGGTCACGCTGGATCTCCTCGGCGACATCGCCAAGGTGCTGCCCAAGGCCACCCACAGCGGGTTCGGGGAACACCTGGACAAGGCTCTGCAGTACGTCGGCCGCGACACCGAGGGCGCGAACGCTGCCCAGGCACTGGAGCCTATGGTCGGGCGGCTCATCTCCGCGATGCCGCGCATGGAGGGTCCGCAGTCCGACAAGGACGTCGAGCTTTACAAGCGGATGGCCGGCGATCTCGCCAACCGTGGGCTGCCCATCCCGACACGGCAGGCTGCGCTCAAGTCGCTTCAGGACCTCACCCTCAAGTACAGGTCGGGCCAGTTCATGAAGCCCAACGCCACCCAGGGCACGGTGCCGGTCGAGCATTCGGCGAGCCAGGGCGGCGGCGGCGGCCTTCCTGCCGGGTGGTCCGTCCAGACGAGGTGAGCCATGCCTACCTTCACCTTCACCGACCCCCAGGGCAAGACCCACGATGTGACCGGGCCGCCGGGCTCGACGCCGCAGCAGGCGTTCGCCATCCTGCAGCAGCAGCTTGGCGGGACCACGCCCCAGGCTCCCAGGCCGCCCGCCCCTGCGCCGGACCCGAGCCAGTACGACCCGACCGAGGGCATGTCCTGGGGCCACAAGGCACTGGTGAACCTGGGTGCCGGCATCGACACGACGTGGCAGGGTGCCAAGCAACTGGTCGGCCAGGGCATGACCGACGAGCAGTTGCAGGAAAAGCGGCGGATGGACCAGCACCTCGCCGACCAGACGGCGGGCGGCGGGCTGATCCAGCTTGCCGGCGAGATCGCGCCGACCATCCCGCTGGGGATGGGTGCCGGAGCGGCCGCCACCAGGATCGGCGGGCTCGCCAGGGCAGCGGCGGCCAGCCCGTCCCTGTCGGCCGCAGGCGGCGGCGCGCTGCAGGGTGCGCTGCAGCCGGTGACGTCGGACGAGTCACGGCTGCAGAACACCGGGCTCGGGGCGGCGGGGGGCATGGTCGCGCCTACGGCTTTAAAGCTCGCCCTCAAGGGTGGCGGGGCGGTCGGCCGGGGCGTGGGCGGCGTGGCCCAGCGGTTCGCCGCCGCGATCCCCGAGGACGCTGCGCTCATCGGCGGCATCGGTGCCAGGGCGGCTGAAGCCCAGGGCGGCAAGCGGGCCGCCACCGTCATCAAGGACGCCACCGGCAACATCATCCCGGCCGACCAGTACGTGCCGCATGCTGCGGTGTCGGCCCAGGGCGGCCGCCCGAGCGCGGCCGTGGCGACCCAGGACTCTGCCCTGGCGAGCCTGGAGCAGGGCAGCCGCACGGGCGGCGGGCAGCACTGGCTACCCTTCGACACCGCCAACAAGGAAGCCCGCTGGAACGCTCTGGACAAGGGGCTGCAGGATCAGCCCGACCTGGACAAGGCTCTCGCCAACGCCAACCAGATCGGGGCGGGCGTCAAGCAGATCTACCACGGCATCCCGGAGACGCCGTTCTTCACCGCAATGGACGACTTCTACCAGAAGCTCCAGGTTGCGAAGGCCAGCCCGCAGTACCTGGGCAACCCGGCGGTGAAGAGCGCAGTGGACTACGTCGAGAAGGCGATGCACGAGGCGGGCACCGTCACGCCCGAGCTTCTGCACAACCTGCGCCGCACGGTGGCCCAGGGGCTGACCGGCGTGCCTGGGATGGGGGACGCGGGCGTGCGCGCCGCGAGCAACGAGCCCTTCGTCATCAGCCTCGCGCATGCGATGGATCAGGTCCTGGACGCATCCAGCACGGGTGGCTTCGGTGCCTGGAAGTCCGACTACGCCAAGGCTATGGGCAAGGCCGAGGCAGCCAAGGCGGACATGCGGGTGCGGGGCAAGTTCTTCGATGAGGCGACCGGCACGCCGCTGAAGCCCGTGACCGGGCTGACCGACATTCCCGACGTGACCCCGGCCGCCCTCAAGCAGGCGATCAAGGTGGCCGGCAACGCCACCAGGGGGCCGCAGCGGGGGCAGAACCTGCTGTCCAACCAGTCCACCGACCTCCTGCAGGGCGTGCGCAAGGACCTCGATGCCCAGGCACTGCTGCAGCGTGCGAAGGCCGCCAAGACCGGCGGCAGCGGATCTGACACGGCGTCCAACATCTCCGACCTCGCCCGCATGGTGGCGATGGAGCATCTGGTCCCGGGCTCCACGCTCGCCAAGGTCGGCTGGAAGATGGGCGGGCAGAACACCGAGCAGGCGATGCAGCGGCAGCTTGCCGAGCTTCTCCAGGACCCGGCCAAGCTACGGGCGTTCGTCGCGGCCCAGGAGCGGCAGCGGCTGCTGCGGGCGGCCGGGCCAAACATCCCGCAACCCGGCATGATCGGCATGTCGATGGCCGGTGTACCAGCGATGGCCGGCGCGGGCCAGCAGAACCAGTGACCGCGCAACTACCAGTAACGCAAAGGCAACGAACGGTCGCATAAGCCCAGCCCAGAACGCATCCACTGAAAGCCTCCTATGCCTCGTAATGTATCCGGCACCTACAGCCTCCCGCTGCCGCCGGTCGTCCCCAACACCGTCATCCAGGCGGCCTGGGCGAACACGACCGAGGACGACATCGCCCAGGCTCTGACCGACTCGCTCGACCGCAACGGCCGGGGTGGCATGACAGCCGCCTTCCGGCTGATCAACGGCAGCGTCCTGCAGCCCGCCTTCGCCTTCTCGTCGGAGACCGGCACGGGGGTGTACCTGGAGACTCCAGGCGTGATGGCGGTCGCCGTCATGGGGGCCAAGGTCGCCTCGTGGTCCGGCGGCCAGTACACGCTCTACAGTGATCTCAGCATCGCCGCCGGGCACAGCATCACCAGTCCGATCAACGTCGTGGGCAACGTCGGGATCACTGGCGACGTGACCCTGAACGGCGACGTCGGCGTGGCCGGCGGGTTGGTGGTCGGGGGCGGGATCACCTCGCTCGATGACGTCACCGTCGATGAGACGTTCAATGGCGAGGCAGGCTTCTACGCCACCAACCATAGCGGTGGGGTGGATTCGTCCGCAGTCTTCAACGCCATGAACAACACTGGGCAGCGCATGCTGGTGGCGGCGACAGGCTCGGGCTACACGGGGCTGCCTGCGCTGTCGGCCACGGGCATGCTGTACAGCAACGCGAGCCAGGGTCTGGCTCTGGTGACGAGCGACGCCGCCAAGGTCATCCGCATGATGCCGGCCGGCGGCGAGGCGGGCCGCTGGACCACCAACGGCCTGGGCATCGGCACCACTCCGGGCACCACGGGCATCCACCTCGACGTGGTCGGCACGATCCGTACCCAGGGCGGTGCCGGACCCGCAGGCAGCGGGGTCGGG